AAGCTAGGTCGATGGGATGGCAAGATATCGTTTTTTGGTCTAGGTGGCACAACTTACTTGAACCTAGTTGACCAAATACTTCCCATACTAGAAGACGGCGGAGTATATGTTGAGATGGAGGATCTTAGAGAACAACACAACTTTGAGTTTAAGGCTGTAGACAAAGATTATCTAAGTCATATCAAATGGCCTGCAACACACCCGATGGCAGGACAGTCTGTCGAGTTAAGAGATTATCAAGTTGAAACAATAAACAAATTTATAGAAAATCCACAGTGCATACAAGAGATAGCCACAGGAGCAGGTAAAACAATAATCACTGCGGCACTATGTCAACTAGTTGAGCCATACGGACGTACACTAACAATAGTACCAAACAAAAGTCTAGTAACACAAACAGAAGAAGATTTTATTGCTTGTGAACTAGATGTAGGTGTGTACTACGGAGACAGAAAAGAGCTGGGCAGATTTAACACTATTGCAACTTGGCAATCATTAAACATATTAGAAAAGAAAAGTAAAGACGAACACTCAGAAGCATTTGCAGAAGCAATAAAAGGAATTAACACAGTGATTATAGATGAAGTACACATGGCCAAGGCAGATGTACTAAAAAGATTATTAACAGGACCGTTTGCACACTGTGGCATACGTTGGGGACTAACAGGTACAGTTCCTAAAGCAGAATATGAATTTATGGGTTTGAAATGTAGCATAGGTGATGTCACACACAGAATTCAAGCAAGTGAACTGCAAGAGAAAGGTGTACTTGCAAACTGTCATGTAAATGTTTTGCAGACGCAAGACCATCCGATGTTTAAAACTTATGCAGAGGAACTGAAATGGCTAACTACAGATAAAGTTAGAATGAAATGGGTCGCGAATACCATTAAAGATATATCCTCATCAGGAAATACATTAATACTAGTTGATAGAATATCAGCTGGTGAAATATTACAAGAACAATTAGAAGATTCGGTTTTCGTATCCGGATCCACTAAAAATGTCGATAGGAAAGAACAGTACGATGAAGTGTCTACTGCAACGAATAAAATTATTATTGCAACTTACGGGGTCGCATCCGTTGGAATTAATATTCCTAGGATATTCAATCTTGTTCTTATTGAACCTGGTAAATCATTCGTAAGAGTCATACAGTCAATCGGTAGAGGCATTCGTAAAGCAAAAGATAAAGAGAATGTGCAGATATGGGATATTACCAGTTCTTGCAAGTTTGCAAAAAGACACTTAACGGCAAGGAAAAAGTTTTACAAAGAGGCAAATTACCCGTATAATATAGAAAAGATAAATTATGAAAATCCTTACACTAGATAACAGAACCTACAAGCTGGAAAAGATTCCAGAATTTGTAGATGAAAATTTGAGGTTTGCCGTATTGGATAACGCAGATCCAAACGAACCAGACTTCTTTTACATACCTTTAATATTTTTAGAATCATTTAATGCACCAGCGGCTGTGTTACAGATAGGCAAGTGGAAAATAAAAATGCCATTAGACTGGAAAATGTTAATAGGTGAAGCAGGACAACAAGAAATGCATGTGTTACCTATAACAAGTTTAAATGATAGAGGCTTTGATGCTTTTACATTTAATCCGTTAGAGAGTGTTAAGCCTGACTTTTATCCTATTGATGTTGTAGACATTTACACAGAAGTTAAATGGTACTTTCCTAAAATTAAATCAGGACAACTACTAGCAGTACCGCTAGAGAATAAAAGAAATCCAGTATGTGCTTACTTTGTAAAAGACATATCAAGACAATGCGAACAGATAGATTATGGCTCTTGCTGGTAGGAAAACAATTAAGATAGATGCACCAATAATCATTACTAGTGATGGGACTCCTGTATGGATGGACCGGAACTGGGCAGTAGACTTTTTTGATTGGTTGTCTCAAGTAAAATTAAATGATAAACTTTCAGGTTTACAACACATGAATAGTAAAGTAAAATTAACATTTGCATCAGCAAAAGACTGTACAATGTTCGGATTAAAATATGCCAGCAAAATCAAAAGAAAAAAGTAAAAGAAAGTTTTTTGAACTTCGTAATGGTCTTAAAGCAGTAGACTACAGAAACAAAGACTATTATGACAGAATCGATGATCATGAAAAGTCATTATACTCACCTTATATGTTAATGAGATATGCTTCAAGTGTTTCATCTAAAGATCAATTTTTTGTTGAACACTATGTTGAAATGGTTAACGAGTGTGTCAACAAACACTGCTTTACATTAGGCAAACACAAAAAGCTATTATGGATATTAACTGCTATGTGTGGTGCATTACAGAATCAATTCCATCCATGGATTAAACCAATGAAACGTGTGCCTAACAAGTCATTAAAACAATTACAACAAATCTACCCAACTTGGAAAGAAGCTGATTTAGAAACGTTGGACAAAATTATTACTGACAAAGAACTAGAGGAATTATTAGAAGCACATGGCACCCAGTCTAAATAAATGTACCTATTGCAATAAGGAGTTTGCGAAAGAACGAACTTTGCAAGTACACCTATGCGAACCTAAAAGAAGATATCTACAAAGAGATGAGAAGTGGGTAGTGAATGCTTTTATGGTATTTCAAAGATTCTATGAAGTGCATCAACACAATGCAAAAAAGCCAAAGACATATGAAGACTTCTGTGGGAGTTCTTATTATAATGCATTTGTAAAATTTGGTAGATTTATTATGCACATAAACCCGTTGTATCCTGAAAAGTATATAGACTATGTGCTACAATCAAAAATTAAATTAGACCATTGGGCTAGAGATGATCTGTACGAAGCGTATCTAATCGAAACATTAAAAATAGAACCAATCGAAGCGGCACTGCAAAGAAGTATCGCAACAATGATGGACTGGGCAACAGAACAAAACGCACAGTGGTCAGACTACTTTAGACTTGTTAACACTAATAGAGCAGTTGCACATATACAGCAAGGCAAATTAAGTCCGTGGTTGTTGCTAGGTTGCAAGGCAGGTAAGAAGATGTTAAAATCATTTAGTGACGAACAGTTACAAATAACACAACGATTTATTAATCCAGAGTACTGGGCTAACAAATTTAAAAGTTTTCCGGCCGACCATATGTTGGTACAAGACACAGCAAAGGAGGCTAGAATTGAGTAAGAAAATAAAAATTGAAATAGACGGTGAACTAGAATTTGACCTCGAAGAAGGAGATATGATTATACACATTAAACACGATGGCGAAGTTGGAAAAATTTGTATGCCTGAAATGAATCACAAGGTCGAAGTAAGCAAAGGATATCACAGGATGTTAGACTGTTTAGAAGTATTACAACCTGGAACTAAAAAGAAATTTGACCAACATTATGAAGCTAAAAGAAAAGGAACAGTACACTAATGCCTGATGTCGATATAGACTTTTTTGATAGAGACGGTGTATTGAAATTATTCAAACATACTCCTGCAACAATGATCAAAGGAGATAAAACAGAAAAACATAAGAGCGGTGTATACTTTCATGCTGTACCAGAACATCCAGTTACAGGACACAGTTCATTAGATTATAAAAAAGCCGAAGACAGAGGATACTTTAAAATTGATTGTCTTAATGTTAACCTCTACAAAGAAGTAAAATCAGAACAACATCTTGTTGAACTTATGATACAAGAGCCTGACTGGGATATGCTAAAAGATTCTACAGTTGTAGATCAACTGTTTCATTTAAACGGACACTTTAATATTGTAAACAAACTTGAACCTAAAACAATAGAACAACTTGCGGCTGTGTTAGCAATTATACGTCCTGCTAAAAGAGGACTAATGTACAAGGACTGGATTGATATAATGAAGGACGTGTGGATAAAACCTAAAGACGGATCATACTTCTTTAAGAAGTCACATGCTGTTGCATATGCCCAAGCAATAGTAGTTCAGATGAATTTGATTACCAAAGCTAAATATAGTTTTGATGCACAATCAAAAGACTAAAAAACTTTCCAAAAAACGTAAGAAGAAAAAAAGCTATCCTATGCCTTCGACTGAGTGTCGTTATCAAGCGGATAATCCACTGACGATATATTATAAAAAGTATATTGAAAAAGCTAAAGACTAAACGGGTCTTCTTACTAACTGAATGGTTCTTCTTTTAACTCGTTTCTTTGATATTT